ACTTTCCTTCCTTAAATTCGGCAAGAGGAATCGCATCCCAAATCTGGAACCTGATCATCTTTGCTTCTTCTTCGGAAATTGTGCCCTTAATGGCCTTGTTGATAATGCCATTGCCTGTTTTGCGGTCAATGACGCGGCCGAACTTATCCGCCACAACAAATTCACCATCAAAAACGACTGGCCATGGAAATTCGGCAGCCAAAGAAATCATCGCCTGGTCCAGTGCCCCAAGTAAGTCGATTTCTCTTCCACTGCGGCCGAACAAATTCACAACATGGCCTTCAACGATTGCATTTGCACGCAAACCATCAGCCTTCAACTGACTGTAGGCAGGGTACTTAATGTTCTTAATGTTCTTCTCGTCGTAGGGACGAGCAAGCAAACAGGGGTAGCTGGGAATGAACCCGGGCAGTGCTACGTTCGTTGTGCCATCGCCCGCACCACAACGCAGGTCTTTACCAATAATCCGGCTAACAACAACAGCATCATCAGCGGAAATGCTACCAAGGATACTGCGCAGATGCTCAATACCTGCGTGGCCAGTGAGTTGTCTATTCGACAGCCTCTTAAGTTCAACCAATGCCCAGTCGAGGGTCTTTCCACCTTTTGGATCATAGTCGGGGATCTTTCTGATGTGATAGTTTGTGTAAGGATTCAGCGCAGCCTGCAACACATCCAGAAACAATTGGTTGCCCTTGTTCTGTTCAATGAGAGCTATCTTTGCCGTGCGGGCAGACACCTTCTCAATATTTTCCAAAATTTGCAGAATGCTCATAAGATTCCTTTGTTGTTACTATTGTACAGGGAATTTATGCAGCAGTCAATCGGTTTCTTTGAGCTCTTTTTCTATAATATAATTTGCCATCTCGGTTGGCATTGTAGTATACATCCTATCGTGATGTACTTCGCAATAGGACTTACCGAACATGGCAGGATGGCGGCAATGTTCTCCGTCTCCAATCCAAACACACATAATATTCTTCTTTTCTTCCATTATAATAACAGTTTATAATCTTCCAAATTTCTACAACCTAATTTCTGGTTATTTTTACTAGGTTCAACTCTGATAGATATTGCCTTATTTGCTGTATCTTGAATAGTAATATATGCTATGTGCTCACCATTTGTTATAGCAAACGCATCAACATCTTCTTCTGTATATGCTTCTCCACCGACTGTTGTAGTCTTCAGACAATGCATAGCGCCTCTTACCAGCGCCCTGTATTTTACCTGTATTCTTCTAATTGTTTTACCTTTTGTAGCAATTAAATCATATCTGGCATATGCCTGTATAGGTAAAGATACAATCCAGTCATTCTTAACAAGATCGGCAATAACAAATGTTAATCCGACATCTCCCTTAGACATAGTGTGATGATTCATAATTAATATAATGGTACCCCATGGTGGAACACTTCTAACCACCGTCCTTACAGTTAAGTGCTGTCTGCTCTCTACAGTGTAACTAGGAATGACATGTAGCCGGCGGCGCCGCCTTGTGTGCAGAGGTCGTCTGTTTTTCTGAGCTAATAGGGCAAAGTAATTATAACAGAGTTACTCTAATTCATCAAGGTGTTCAAGGATAATTCTGCCATATCCATTTTTGGTAGCATATTCAATAAGATCGCTAAGTGCTACCTCATCCTCTGTAGTTGCATACCAAAGAACTCTGGTTGGATCAATGTCATCCAACCCAGTAAATGATGCAATTGATTTCTCAACATAAGATTCGACTGTGCCGAACTCTTCTGTATATGGGCCTAATGAAGCTGACATTAATTCTGTTAGTGGTATCACCTGTATCTTACTAAGGACATTGCCCTCTGAGTCAGAAACTGTGTAATCTTCTCCAAGAGATAGGACATCAGTAATCTTATACATTTTAGTTCTCCTGCTAGTTGTTATTATTTATGGAAAGTGTAGGAACTTTGTTTTATTGTCGTAAAACCGTTTCACACCAACCAATCTGTCTAAAGTTGTTCGATCAATGATATCAGAGACGAATACTTTAATTTCGTTTTCCACCTTATCTGATGGAATTTCCTCAAGTGTTATATTTGACACTTCAATTGTTGCGGTATCGGGATTTATATTTCCCTGAATTATTGGAAAGAAAGTAACATTGCCATCTCCGGAGAGCACATCCTTGTAGGTTACAGCAACACGGTAATCTGCTGCCGCTGGCTCCACATACAAAATAGAATGGAAGTCCTTACCACTAGAATTTACAATACCTAACAATTCGGACGATGAACCACTCTGCGCATGTATCTTGTTTTCATCAATAATGTTGGACGAACCTTTGCCTAAAAGTACATGACTAAAGGAAGACTTGTCTTGTGCAATTATGTTTCTGTAACAGAACGATAATGCTGAAATATTATTCTGATAGAATGTTGTTAATTTAAGTTTTGACGATGGATACAATACGTAATTGGTTACTGCATTTAGCGCACTAAAACTTTCAATTTCTTCTACAATCTCTACTTCTATGTCATTGGACACATTAAATACGACAACCGAATTATAAAAAGTCTCGTAATCGGACTTATATTTAACATAAATGGGTTCATCAATCTCCCCTACAATCTGAAAGGAGGTATGATTCTGGCATACAAGGTAGGCCACTGTCGAAAAAGTCTCGGCATTATAGAGACTTCTCGGATTAGTTGTTTGATTATTCTCTAGTGAATTGTTAACTACGATATTTGGATGATCAAACAACTCTTGACTGATGTGAAGTTCGTTACCAGATACAATAACTACGAGCCCGGCCATACCGGGATCAACAATCATCTGAACTTTATTGTTCTGTATATAGAATCGTTGTTCGAAAAATTCATCTAGGCCGGTTCCCTTGTATTTGTCCTGCGATGCAGAATAAAGGAGTTCCGGATAGTATTTTCCTAAGAATGCTTTTATTGGTATTAGATTTGCTGACATTGATTTCCTGTATCCACTACAGGATATTTATGGCTATAACTCTTCAAAGGTAGGAGTTAGCGGAAAGTTATTTGCTCGTGAGAAACTAATTGTTTCAAGAGTCTTCTCTTCTGCAATTTCTCTGGAATAGGGAGCACCTGCAATACCCGATCCTTCTACGTGAATAGCCTTAGTAATTTCGATTGCTTCTTCGGCTGTCTTGTGGAAAATCTTCATAAGGACTGCAATTACAAAGTCGAAGGTAGTTTTGTCGTCATTATGAAGCAACACCTTGTACATCTTTGGAATCTGTACTTTGATGGTCTCTTGAATTTCCTCAATAACTTCAATTTCTGGCATTTTATCAATCCCCGAGTCGTGTAATTTTACAGTTTACACGACTCGGGACAGTAAGTCAATAAATTTTACTTGATAGCGATAAGCTTAGGCTTCGCTTCTTCTGGTAGATTTTTTGTAAACTTAACCGATAAGATACCATCTTCTAAGGAAGCATCGCTAACTTCAAAATATTCCGCAATACGGAAGCTCTTTGAGAATGAACGGTTTGCAATTCCTCTGAATTGGTAAGTTGATTCCGGATCAGTTACCTTATCGCCCTTAATTGTTAACACACCCTGGTGTTCTTCCATTGTCACTTCATCTTTCTTGAAGCCTGCTACTGCAACCTCGAGGTAGAATTCAGTATCTGAAATTCTAACAATGTTATGTGGGGGATAATTACTTGTTGGAATCTGAAAATCCCTAAATACGGGACCAAAGCCAACAGATAAAGCTTCGAGTTGATCGAATAAGCGTGAGAAGTCGTGTCTTGACATAATATACTCCTTGTTAAGCAAGTTTTAACGTATAAGACCCCACCGTGGGCATCTTACAAATTTATTTATCTCTGATATTTAAGCAAATACTAGAAATAGAACAACTAATGCAATCACGGCACCAATAATTAGAAGAGGTTTCTTGCTATCATCAGCAGATGGCTCCACAACAGGTCCTGCAGTTGTATCGATAACTGGCACAACTGGTTCTGCTGGAACTGCAAAGCTAAATGGTTCCAGGAATACCTGGTCGTATAGCGATTCGGCACCGTCTAGCTGTGGGACCTGTTTAAACTTCTTTTCCACCATATATCCCTGCATATTTGTGACTAGGGATCTATAAGAAATCGTCGAATCTGCGCTCACTGCCTTCAGTAGTGAGGCCGTAGCAGCACCTTGGGCGACACCGTCAATAAATGCATCTGCAGATGTCTGGCTAGAGTGGCAGCCAGCAATTAACAGTGCTGAAGAATTAACATCTCTCGATGTTTCCCAATCAACCAACTCGCCCTTAGCTACTTGTTTAGCAATCTTGGCAGGAGGCTTCAAATAACGCGATCCTTTCTCTTTCTTTAGAGCAGGAGCTATTTCTTTTGTGCCACCCATTGTTTGGTTTTGGTCGAGCATTGTGCCAGAGTGGCAGCAATCTAGGACTAATGTTGTATTGACTCCATTTGGAACCTTGTCAAATACTTTACGAAGTGTATCATCTGTAATGACCTTGTCAACCCAATTCAAATCAATTGGACAAATAATTTCTTCCCACTTATCTTCTTCTACAGAACTTGGAAGTTGTGATCCGTGTCCACTGTAGTGGAATACAATAACGTCACCGGGTGTAGTATCAGCAACTAGCCATTCTAATCCTGCCTTTATTCCCTCGGTGGTTGCTTCTTTCTCTAGTACAGATTTGATTTCTGTAAATCCACGCGACTCTAGTAGAGCCTTCATGTGGATGGCATCATTCAAACAGCCCTTAAGGGCATTTCCGGAACCTGCGTAATTAATACCGACCAGTAAAGCACGTTTCTTCATATGTGTAATCTCCATTATTACACATATTTATCTATCCTACTTTATAATTAACTGGGTATTACTGCAACAGTCCATTAGTCTATCGTATACCGCTGGATCTACATTTATACATCCTGCGCTAATATATCTATCTGTCACTTTTGGGCTTTTTAGCCGTTCGCGTCGGTTCTGTTTTGGTGCCAGCAACCAAACTCTGTGAATTGCATACACCTCATCTGCTGTTTCGTGAAATTGCAATACGTCACCACCGTATCCGGGCGTCTCCGTAATACGCTTCCTAACAGTATATTCACCTTTCGGTGTAGAACCACCCTTACCTAATAGAACAGGATGACATTCCTCTGTTCCCTGATAGGTAAAACAGATAGTTGCGAGTGCGATTGTAACAGTGATTGACATATGTGTATTATAAAAGGAAAAGCTAGCCGAAGCTAGCTTTCCGCGGAGCAACCTAAGTTACTCTTTCTTCTTCTTTACCGGAACTTCCACAAATACTTCGCGGATTCTTTCTGGCCCAGGCACAGTCACAGTATTAGTGACCACAACTGGCTTAACAGGCTCGATGACCTTTGGTGATACAAACAAGTATTCACCTCGGCCCATGCTAGGACTCCAATTGTAACCTGCACAAGTCAGATCACCCTTTGAATCCTTAGTACACGGAACTTCCACAACCCTCGGCCAAATTGTGGCTGCGGTTGGAAGACCCGGCATATACTGCGGAGCATGTAGAATGTTGTTTTCAACTTTTGAATTGTCCACAACCTTCGCATTTTCAGTACCCTTCGTGCTTAATGAAGGGGTACCGGAACCAAGCACTGCCTTACCTACGTTTACTTCGGCAGCGAAAGCAGTTGAAGTAACTGCTAAGGCCGCCATGATGATTAGATGCTTCATGGCGTCTCCTTATATTACTTCGATGCTGTCACTAGTGCTGGCAAACCCATACGACTACGAACAATCGGATCAGTCGGTTCAGCAGATGCTACAGCAGCAGCGGTCGATGCGTCAGCAGCAGTCTTTGCAGCCTTATCCTTGGCAGTCTGTGCGCAAACAAAGCCTGTCAACTCAAGAGCTTCCTTGTTGTCTGCATCCTTGCACATCAGCGCAAGAGCAGCAGCCTTCATGCCCATGTTCCACAGTTCGCGACTGTTCTTCAGCATCTTACAGTTTTGATCAACCCAGCTTGTACCGAAACCAATACCAATTCCTGGTACGTTGGCCGAACCCGATGTCGAACCCATGCAAGTGTCGTTCGAGCTTGTTAGGGCAGGACCGTCAACCGATGGTGTGTTCCTGATCTTCTGTTGCGATGCGAACTTGATAGCTTCGGCTTGCAGAGTTGCAGCAGCTACCAAAGCAGCATCAGCACCTGCATCACGTGAACCAGCAGCGTCGGCAGCAACACGAGCAGCATCAACTGTGAACTGGTTGTCACCAGAAACAATTGAAAGGCTTTGGGCGTTGCCCGAAGTTGCAGAACCGTTGACCTGCGACTGTGTGCTACCAGCAACTGTATTCTGCACTGCGCCTTCAGCAATCGAACTGGTGCTCGAGCTGTTACCGCTGTTTCTTACGCCGCTTGTCGAAGTGACATTGCCAACCGTACCAGCAGTATTCACCTTGACAGTGCTGTTGCCAGAACCAACAATAGCTTGACCTTGGAGTTGACCTTGTGCCTGGCCCTGGACTTGCCCTTGCTGTTGTGCAGCAATTGCAGCCGCACCAGCTACAGCAGTGGAACTAGACTTTGCCGCGCCGCCAGTTGCGTTACCACCGTTACCACCTTGGCCGTTACCGCCGTTACCGCCGTTACCGCCGTTACCGCCGTTACCGCCGTTACCGCCTTGGCCGTTGTCACCCTTGTCACCCTTGTCACCCTTGTCGCCCTTAGGGCCCTGTGCGCCATCGTGGCCGTTGGTGCCGTTGTTGCCGTTGTCGCCCTTAGGACCTTTGTCGCCCTTGTCGCCTTTGTCGCCCTTGTCGCCCTTACATGGCGAATTTGCATTTCCCTGACCGTTACAGCCAGTATTGTTGCCTTCGCCGCCGCCGTTGTTAGTAGCAAATGCAGAACCTGCAAATGCCATGCAAACTGCGAGTGCTAATAGACTCTTCTTCATTTTGTATATCCTTTAAGTTATTTGATCAAACGACTTTATGTCGTTATGTGTAGTGTTAATTAGCCTATCTAACTTACAATACACATTTTTCCTGAACTAACAAACTTTGTAGTCCAATGCACTGTACTAACAAAGTTCTATGTGTTAGTGCATGACCCGACTATAACGTAACAAATTGTAAAAGTCAAGTTTGGCGCCATGAAAAAGGGCCCCGTGGGCCCTTTATGTGCATTAGTTAATAAAGTATCAATATTTCTTATCTTTATGCCAGTGTCCTGACTCAATCATTTCTTCAACCTTGCGTTCCCAACGCTTACGAGCTTGCTTCTTCATTCTTTGTTTAGCTACGGCAGGCTTCTCATAGGCCATACGTTCCTTTACTTCCTGTAAAAGGCCGGTATCTTGTACTTTCTTAGACCAGGTACGAAGTGCTCGTCCAAAATCGTCGTTACGTACTTCTACAGTAATACCGCGTGTTTTCTTGCCGTCTCGATATCTGCTATTCATTTGCTGCTCGTTTCTTTGCCTTGTAAACATGTTTAATTATTCCATTAGCATCAACAAATATCTTATTGACGCCTTCCTTTGCTAGTCTTGGCAAAACAAATTGAGTGGCTTGGAGATCTCTCTCCATTATTGATCGCAACCCTCTTGCTCCGACCTTTTGCTTCAAACATTGCTCTGCTACGTTATGTAGGTATTTATCATCGAAGGCCAAACCAACCCCTTCAAACTTAAATAGTGCTGTAAATTGCTCAACAATGCTATTCTTGGGCTCTTTTAGAATCCTAACAAGCATCTCTACAGTGAGATCGTCAAATACAACAGTAACTGGACACCTACCAACAAATTCCGGAATAAGCCCGTACTTGATAAAGTCCTCTGGCAGCGATGTTTTTGCAATCTGGGAGAATGGGGCCTTGATGTTGAGCAAAGCTCCTATACCTATGCTTGATTTTGAGCGGCTTTTGCGGATTATTTCATCCAGGCCGACAAATGCACCGCTACATATAAACAATATGTCTTTTGTGTTAAAATTAACCGGTTCGTCGAACCCATCTTCTATCTCTATAATGGTTCCTTCGACTAACTTGAGTAATGCTTGTTGCACACCTTCGCCGGATACATCCTTATGCACTGTGGCCGACTCGCTCCTGCGACTTTTCTTATCAATCTCGTCAATAAAGACAATACCGCGTGATGCTTTTTCTAAATCGCCACCAGCATTTTGAATAAGACGCTTAATCAAGCTCTGTACATCGTCGCCTACATACCCTGCTTCAGTTAATGTAGTGGCATCTCCAATTACGTAGGGAATGTCAAACATCTTAGCAATGGTCTTTACTGTAAGTGTCTTTCCGCAACCACTTTCGCCTACCATTAGGAGATTGGATTTTTCTATTTCGGTCTTGGTCTTATTATTGATGCGCTTGTAATGATTATATACAGCAACGGCTACAGCAATCTTCGCATCATCCTGTCCTATAATATATTCGTCTAAGCCTAGCTTAATCTGCTCCGGGGAAGGGATTTTATCCTTCTTCTTTTTTATAACAGTTGATTCTTCTTTGTGTAATATGTCATATGTAACATCCACACATTCATTACAAATATAAATGTTCTTTCCATTGAACTCCGGCCCTTCGACCATCTGTTCGACTTGGTGTCGCCCTTTTCCGCAAAAGGTGCAGTTGATAATCTTCTTGATTCCGGTGTCTTCAGTATTATCCATATTAGGACCTCTTAAATTCTGCCAACCAACTCAATGCTTTAGGATACTTATCGTTTTGGGGAGGCCGCGGCGTGATTTCTTGCCGAAGGGGCGCGGCGGGCGTATTTTCCTCCACAACTTTGGTTTCCGTTTCTCTAGACTTTTCTTCTTCATTAACTTTCTGTGCTATAAAATGTGGTGTGTTACCACGCAATTCCCTACTAATCGAATCATCTGCTAGAACTGCTTTAGGTAACGCCGCATCCACGGCGGGTGTGATTCTGACTTCGGGTTCTCTATCTCTACTAACCTGCGTCGGACTTGGTTGATGGATCCGGGCCGGCGGGAGAACATTCCTGCGTAACGAAAATTTCTCCAATGCTGCTTTGATTTCCTCACGACTTATCTCAGGTACCGCTTCCGCTTCATTTGTGTCGGTGGTGGCGTCGGTTCTATTCTCGAGAACCTCACGTATGATATCAAGCGGGTCCTCGTGTGGATCAGTTTGGCCAGGGCCGGTAGTAAGTGATACCGGGCCGAGTAATATATCCTCAACTTCAGCAACTTCTTCCGTAGTGGTACCCGTTTTCTCATTTAATAATTCCACAGATGCCGGCAATACCGGAACATGTATCTCTTTTTCTTCTGTTTCCGTGCTTGGTGCCGATACATGTGTCCTAATCTGGGCGGCATTATTTTCGACAGGTGGATGTGCATCCTTATTAGGTGTTTCGCTAACTTCTTCCCTAACGGGGGAAATAACATCGCCGAGGTCAGACCTCGATCTATCGGATCCGGATGGCGGAATTGTTTTCGTTTTCTCATCCCTTAGCCTCAATAATGTGTGATTAGCCGCAACCAACAGTATAACTGCCAAAGGATCGAGAGTCGAGACTATAAGAAGCGTGAATATCCGTACCGCAGCTTCAATATTCTTGGTAGCATTTTCTTCAACGCCATAAAATAGCTCTGCAATGTATCGTATTGGGCCTACATCCAGCTGCATCTTTCTAACTTCAGATTCAAACTTAAATTTTTCAGTATTTAGTGTGTCAATCCTCTTTTGAGCGGCGTCACTATCGTCCCTTAATTGCTTACGCTGTGGTGCTTGGCTCTTTCTAACAGATAAAGACCTATCTGTTCTGTCTTTTCCAAGAAAGGAATTAACTGTGGCGTCTAATTGTCCAATAACTTTTTCATTATCGGCAATTAATGATTTTTCTCGATTGATTTGGTAATTTAATGTTTCAATTCTTGCCGAATTATCAATAGTACCGGCACCTTGTTCCAAATGCCCCTTTGATAGAAATCCAAACACACCAATACTAGTGGCAACCATTAATGCTACAGTGAAGTAGATTAATGGTCCCTTTAGACGCCAATCAGCATATTCCCAGTTTCGATATACCCAGCTAATGGTTACAAGTTTTGCTGCCTCAGTAACTGCGCCCATTATAAGTGCAGCTATCGGAGCACCGGCATAAATTGCCATAAATCCGACTATAGAGAACCATCCAGCAACGGCAGCCAAAGATAAGGCTGTAAAAAGGGTTATTAGTGCAAATATCATCTAGTATTTAGCACCACTAACCGAGCATCAATCTACAAACTCGTTATCTTCCCTGTGGCCAACTCTCATTGCCATGTTGGATGGTGTTTCACGAACTTCTACCTTGCTACACCATAAACGAGCTGCTTCTACGGCACCATAATTTGGCAAGAAAATTGTATTGATATATTCATACAAGAAATCTGCCAAACCTTCACATCCAGTCTTTTCAACTTCTGTGATTTTTGCTAATCCAAGTTCACCCAGCCGCTTGATATCAGCGTAGTGTGGATCATCCTGCGCCAACAATAATGCATGGTCGAAGTGTTCCTCAAGGAACTCCTTAAGTGGCTTCAATCCGCCGTAATCCATTGCCCAATTTCTAACATCAAGTGTATCGCACTCAAATTCGAACTTAAAGCTTAATGCATAGCCGTGAATTAGATTGCAATGAGAATCTGCGCGCCATTGTCTATATGCTAATGGTGCAAGATGGGAATATTCCTTAGTTGAGATGTATCTTGTCATGATTAATCCCTCACCCCTACTAGACCCATAAACTCTGTCCTAACATTTGGGTCAGTCTTAAAGACTCCACCCAATTTGCTTGTAACAGTGCTTGATCCAGTATCTTCGACACCTCTGCTCTTTACACAGAAATGCTGTGCATGGACTACCACAGCAATATTATCAGTTTCTAGGATAAATTGCAAGGCATGATAGACTTGTTCAGTCAATCTCTCTTGTATCTGCGGACGCTTGCTGAAATATTCGACTACGCGGTTGATCTTGCTTAATCCTAACACTTTCTTATTGGGAATATAAGCAACTGTAGCAACTCCATCAATAACAACAAAGTGGTGTTCGCAATTTGATTGCACGTTGACATTTCGTTCAACTACCATCTCGTCGTATTTCATTTTGTTGTCTACTGCCGTGCATTTTGGAAATGCATCGTAGTCTAGACCCCAGAAGATTTCGTTAACATACATCTTTGCAACACGCTTCGGTGTTTCAATTAGGCTGTCATCGGATAAATCTAAACCGAGTAACTTCATAATCTCTGTAAAATGATGTTCAATTTCTGTAATTTTATCTTTACGATCTATCTTTGAAACAAGCTTTGATATGGTACCGTCGGCAGGTAATACATATTCATCACCCATTGGGGTTTCTACTCCACACTTTACTAGGTGGGCATGAATTTGTTGACCCAGAATGGGGTCGCATTTTGTTTTATTGTATGACATTTTGGCATCCTTCCTTAAGCGGATATGAGTTTTGAAAAGTTGTAACCTTTGTGTTACAGCTTTATTTATCCGCTAGTAGACGCCGTGCTTACTTTTTAGGTTATTAAAGTCCTGATTATAGCGAGGAGTGAAAACATCTGCATGTAATACCTTTATCAAAGCCTGAAAATCACTCTTCAGAGTTACAATTTCGGCCTTAGCATTCATAAGGTCAAGTTTCATGACATCGTATTCATGAACCAAATTCAATATTATCTGTGGATTATCCTCTGTTCCTTTTAGTCTAGAAACAATCTGCTCAGATTCCACCAATTGCTTTAGTTGATCAACGCCAACTGATGCAAAAAGCTTATCGAGGAGATTGATTTTGTCTAATTGTTCATGAGAAAGAGTGATCATACCTGTCCCAGAATATGCTTGCGGAAGGCATCAACTGAAATAGGAACAATAGGCTCAATCAATTGGAGCATTGCTTCGGCATAAACACGAATTTCGTATTGAGCATGTGAATGCAATCTTAAGTGTAAGAAGTGAAATAGGTTGTGAAGGTCAACTGTAGCAAACATATGGCTATATGTGCCGACCGGTAATACTGATCGTGCCAACTCACGCGGGCAACCTTCAGCAATCAGCTTCTTATAGACTGAAAATGCATCACTCGAAATATCATATATGCGACGACGCATACTTTCTGCTTCTGGATGCAGTTCGTCTGTACGCAT